TTCTCCATCTGAAATAACATTAAAATATCTTAGACCAACAATTTTTGCTTTGTCAAGAGCATCAAATTTCCTCTGGTATTTATCTGCTTGAAGTTTTGATAATGCGTAATAATTGTTTGGTGTGTAATCATCACTCTTATCATCAAACTCGGCCCACTCTTTATCAATATCCCCATAGACAGCGGCAGAAGAAGCATAGACCATTGGAACATTATTCATAGCACAAATGTCCATAAGATTGCAGGTATATTGATAGTTATTTTCCATCAAATATTTCCCATCAGTACAAGTAGTGGCACTTTCAGCACCAAGATGATAAAGACACTCTACCATTTTATTCTGCACCATAAATGAGAACAATTCAATAAATTTAGATTTGTCTATGTAGTCTTGGAATTTAAGGTGTTTGATGTTATGAATTTTTCTTGGGTCAGACAAATCATCAACTAGAATGATATTCTCTTGTCCTCGTGCATTCAAATTCTTTATCAAATGAGTACCAATAAATCCTGCTCCACCAGTAACGATAATTAATTTATCGCCACCGAACTGCCCGATTGCATCTTCTGGAGCGGCGTGTTCCTCTGGGTCAGGCGGACGTTGCATTAACTCCTCAGTTTGTTTTGCCGCTTCTACTTCTAACACCTCATTCTCTTCATCCAAATCGTGGTTCGGGTCATCACCCATTACGTGACCATCTCTGATATTCATCATATCTTCATTAGTAAGTTGGCTAACATCTTTCTTATCAGTCATCTGTTTTCTCCTTGTTTTTCACTTCAATAATTAGATTATTATCTGGTATGTACAAATATTCAATATCACTATCTCGTAAAGTTCTGATAGCATCATCGATTGTTTCTACCAGAGGTTCACCACCTAAATTAAACGATGTATTAAATAAGATAGGTACTCCAGTTTGAATGTGAAATTCTTTTATCATTGCATAGTAAATTGGATTCTGGTGTTCTTTAACAGTCTGAATCCTACACGTACCATCTATATGGATAATTGCAGGAATCATTGCCGCGTGTTCTTCAGTAGCACAATTCATTGCGTACATCATATGAGGAGATTCTTCCATTCCTCTCATATCGAACCACTCATCGGCGTGTTCGTGAAGAATGCTTCCAGCAAATGGCCGGAAATATTCTCTATGTTTTACTGAGTTAACGTAATCTTTTCCTTCTGGTGTTCTTGGGTCATATAAGATAGAACGATTACCCAATGCTCGTGGACCATTCTCACACTTGCTTTGAAACAATGTAACAATATTCCCTTGCAAAATTAGTTTAACAGCATCTTCTGGAGTTTGATTATTTGTAACAGCGGTTGCTCCATAGGCTTTCGCAATCTCAACAATCTCATCATCAGTTGATTTCACTTCTGGACCAAGAAACAATGACTCACCAAACGGACGAACTGTTTTGTCTTTAGTAACATTATAGTGAATAAGTAATGCCGCACCCATAGCGGTACCAGCATCATTTGATATAGGCTCAACATATAGATTAATGCCTTCTTCTTTTAATTGCTCAAGATACCAATAATTAGCAACACAATTTAGACCATAACCACCAGAAATGACAACATTTTTATTGCCACTCATTGCTACGGCTTTACGAATGAGCGTAAGTACCATTGATTGAGATTCAGTTTGAATAGCATATGCCATATCTCTACGATTTTGTAGTAGAGTTACATCACCCTTCATCTCCTCTTCTGTACTTGTTAATGATTCATATCTGCCTTCATTGACAAGAGCACCATTAGGATAAGTTGGAATAATGACATTTCTATCAGTAGTCAACCACTTTCCACTTGGTCCGCCATCTGTGTAAATTGCAGGAATATCTTCGTTATATTTTCCGTAAGGGAAAAGACCCATAGTCTTTCCTGCTTCAATGGGCTGCCATCCACAATATTGTGTAACTGCCTCATATGCTTTTACGATACCACCAGAATCATCAAGAACTAGTTCGTGTCTGCCTTCTTCTGCTTCTCGACCAGAATCCATATCTTCAACAGTAACAGAGGGCCAAGGGCCTCGACCACCCTGGTGTTTATAAAGAGTTTTAAATCTGTCTGGATAAGCACAATCAAAAATCGACTCTAGTTCCCAAGTCATTTCTTCTGCACCATTAATATTCATTGGAATGAAAGTTCCTGCACCATCAACAATAAGAGCAACGGCAGATTCAAATCCACTTCGATAAAACGCACAAGAGGCGTGCATCTTGTGATGCCATTTATCCATCATTATTACTTGGTTGTTCGGGTCGTTAATTAGTCGCAATTTCCTGGCAAGTCCTACTATCACTTTATCGCCACTAAATTCTACTCGACTTTCATCTGGTTGAGTGTGACTAACAACAAGATAATCAATCTTATCGGTGTATTCTAGAATTTTAACAAGGGAGGCATAAGGACCACCATCATATTTTTGTCTTGAAAGGCGTTCTTCTTCGATAGAGAAAACAATCTCGCCGTCTTTCAATAAACATACCCCACCATTGTGGCCTCGGGCAACGCCTGCAATCCATAAACTCATTTTTGTACTCCATTATATAATTTAATTAGAATTTTTCTTTCTGGCAACCAACAATATTCCATATCGGAAACACTTAATGTCTTTAGGGCATCATCAATAGTCTCTACTAATGGTTCACCCGACAAATTAAATGATGTATTGAATAATATTGGTACATCTGTAATCTTATGAAACTCCTCAATGAGTTCGTAGAAATTACTATTGTCCTCTCTGCTTACTGTCTGTATTCTACACGTATTATCTATATGACAAATAGATGGCACTAAATCTACCTTATCTTTCTTAACATCAACCGCATACATCATATTAGGAGATTCTTTTAGTCCCTTCATATCAAACCATTCGTGGACATATTCTTTCAATACTGAACCAGCAAATGGTCGAAAATATTCTCTACCCTTCACTTTGTTCACTATGTCTTTACCATTTTTTATAGTAGGATTGAATAATATACTTCTATTACCCAATGCTCTCGGTCCAGACTCAGAACGGCCTTGAAATATAGAAACGATATTCCCTTCTTTAATCAGATACGCAACATCTTCCGCATAAGCAATTTCCATTTCACCACCATATTTCTCAACTTTCTGGCGTATATCCACAACATCATAATTATAATCTGGTCCTAAATATAGATTATCATTTCTTTTCCTAACAACGTCATCCTTCGTCACCAAATAGTGTTGCAGTAAAGCGGCGCCAGTGGCAGTTCCCGCATCGGAAGAGTTTGGCTCTACATACAAATTGATGCCAAGTTCGTTTAACTTGTCTAAGTAATAATAATTAGAAACGCAGTTGAGGGCATAGCCGCCACTTAATACAACATTCTTATTAATATTCATCTTGGATGCGTTGATGATTAGATTTAATACTTGTTCTTGTGTATCTTTTTGTACCTTGAATGCCATATCCCTTCTAAAACTAGATTTGGATAAATCTTCGCTCCAATCCATATCATTCAAAAACTCAAATTCATCTTTAGATATATTAAGACTTGTACGATGTGGATATTGGGACTTTATCAAATCTTTATTAGATGTATTACCACGGAACAAGTAAGGTAGGCTATCATTCTCTTTACCAAATGCAGATAAGCCCATAGTCTTTCCTGCATCATTTATGTGAAATCCACAATAATCTGTGACTCCATCCCAAACTTTTCCAATTCCTGCGCCATCATCTGCTATCAGCATAAATTTCTCATCTAATAGTTTATCGTGACACTCTGGTATGTGATAACTTCTTCCCTTATCACATCCTAATTTTTTATATCGAGAATTGAATCCTTTTGAATAGGAACAGTCGTAAATACTTTCTACTTCAAAATACAAACCACTTTCCTCATCCGTTCCCAATTCCCGTCCACTGCCGCAACTATCTACAATGACACTTGTAGCAGATTCAAACCCAGAATTATAGAAGGCAATCGCTGAATGGAGTCTGTGATGATTATCAAACATCTTAATGACTTGTGGAGATTGTATATCGATTTGGTCGGTCTGTTCAATTAATCCTAATCGTCTTGCTGTACCTTGCCATATATCTTCTCGTGTATAATCAAAGACTGGATATGAGCGTTCATCTTGTGTGTTTGTGACTATACCAGACACCACTAGATAATCTAATTTATCTGTGTAGTCTAATATCTTCAACATACTAAGCAAAGGTCCACCATCGGCTTTTGACCTAGAGAGCCGTTCTTCTTCGATAGAGAAAACAATTTCACCATCTTTCAACAAACAAACTCCAGCGTTATGGCCTACCGCAATGCCTGCAATCCAGACTGCCATATTTATTTATCCTCTAGAAGATTCTTGGCATCGAAATCGTAGACTGATTTTTCTGGTGCTTGCGTTGGTGGTGGTGCAGTTTCTACGTTAGGAACTCCACAACTTCCGCCTTGTGCTTGCATCGGAGTAGGCTTTTGACCTTTAAACTCTCCGCCTTCACCTAAGAATGACTTACAAGAATCAATAATTTCTTGTTCTTCAGATTCCTCAAGCATCATAGCCTTATCATTCTGTCTGTCTAATTCATCATCCATTGAGATTCGGATTGGAGAATATACTCTGCCCTTTCTTGCACCAACGTCAATAATATCAAACTCATCAACTTCTGGATAACTGATATTAATTGGTACAGTAGAACCAACAACAACTGTAGCCGTCTTGTCGAATGCTCGAACCAAATGCTGACCAAGACTATCGCAACCCAAGAAATGGTCTGCGTTCATAATCATAGAAGCCCATAAACGTAAATTGGGTTCTTTAGGCATAGCAACTTGGTGTTTTGGATTTGACGTAAGAGGAACCTGCAATTCAGACATCATAACAACACCATAATCTACCCGAAGTTTATCAACGATGTTGACAATATTCTGCACTTCAAAAGAACGTGAGGTAGGGTCAATTAAGAAGTCTCCCATAGGACTAACAGAACGACCGAATGGTTGAATAACGACTATTTTGTCTTTATTCAATCCAGACTTCATCTCTTGAATAGACTGATAGCCAGTCACCATCTCTTGCTTATTGAGATTTAATGTGGGTTTTGGAAGTTCTCGTGGTGCATCAAGACCGTTGATTTCAATATCAAACGCTTGAGCCAGAGAACATTCTTGGTTGAAGTATGCGTTAATTCGATACGGTTCTAGCGTAATCAAATCCTTGTCTTTCAAATGTTCGCTGAATAGACCCTTGTGCCATACTTCATATGCTTTATTTTGGAGAACAGGATGTCCTCTGTATAAATCCATACCGCCTTCACAGACAATTATGAAATCTTCGTCACCAGATTCTTCGGCATATTTCTCAAATGCCGGAATTGAACATAGTACCCTACCGGCACCGCCATTAATAAAGAACGCTTTTGAACGAACTGTCATCACTTCACCTCACTGTTAATTATAAAAATAATCTTAAACTTAAACGTATTATAGCATAACTGCTATGGCTTGTCAAGCAATTATGTAACTATTTATGCAAATAAAAAAGGCTCTAAATTCCGAAGAATAGAGAGCCTTTCTTGATTTCTTATTGAATTATTTACTCATCAACGCCAGTGATTGGAGCCAATTGAGCAATTGCATCTGCATCATCCGCAGTACGCTCGGCTATCCGAATAACCTTATGCTCTGGGTCTTCGTCACGGATATACGGCTCATCATACTCGCCATCAGGGTCAGTTGGCCATTTAATCAAATGATTTGGAACAGCCGACCAATCTGCAGGAATATCACGCAATTTTTGGCGATATGCCATCCATTCTGCTTTAACAGACTCAGGCATATCATCAGCGATACGACCATCAGACTGTTTCAATTTAGCGTTACGCTCTTCCCTAATAAACTCATCAGTTTGTCTACGAAAATCAGTTCTAAACACTAGAGGCTTAGTATAATCATCGATGATATCATTCTCTGAAAAAATCATTCGTGGGTCAGATGGGTCAACAATAACTGCATTATCATCTTCTACAGGTCCTACAGCGACTTCGTAGAGTTTCCTCTCAGCGAATCCGCCGAAGAGAAGTGCAATTTTAATTGTATTCTCATCTGTATCAGCGTTAAGTTCTTTGACTTCAAGATTCAAAGGAACAGGTTGGTCTGTATAATCGTCTTTATCCCAAGTTTGTTCAATATCTTTAGTCTCTTTGTCAATCCAGAGGATTAGAGTAGACGGCCCATCATAACTTTGCGTAGACGTTTTACCTAACGCTTTTGTTGGGACAGCCTGTTCAAACTCGTCTGGTACGTCATAAGTTACGACTTTTTGTACGTGTGCCATTTTATTCTATCTCCTAAAATTCATATTAATTATTGGTAAGTCACTTTGACTAATCCGCCTGCGCCAAATCCACCTGTACAAGCAGTTCCTGCACCGACAGAGTTTCCTGAACCACCCCCACCAGGGAAGGCACTGTGAGCAGAACAACAAGCAACGCCACCAGTACACCACTGTTTACCAACACCAGTCCCGGAGACTGTAAATGGTCCAGCAGGGCCACCAGTTGTAGTTGCCATATGAGTACAACAATCGTATTCTTTGTGGAAAGACGAATTGATTCCTCTGAAACACATATCGCCGCCGTACGTGGCTTCGTTACAGTTATGAGAAACCCAACCTGCGTTATAGTTACCTCTGTCACACTGAGCATTACCGATATGACAGTTATAACAGTTAGACATTACATCCCAAGAAGTAGAACCACCGTGACCACCGATTGCACAGAAGTTAGATAGTCCAGGACCAGTTACATAAGAAGAACAACCGTGTCGGCACGCTCTGTTACAAGTTGTACAACAAGAACACTGTGAAGTTCCACCAGCACATAGCGTATATGTTGATTCTGAACCCGCAGTTGATATGAAATCACCCGCATCTTTACAGATAGTCTTTACGTTATAGTTTCCGCCTGCACCACCGTGTCCGATATCATAATCGTGTCCAGCAGAGCCACCAGGGCCGCCACCAGAAAGAATTTCAAATTTGATAATCTGTGCACCAGTAGGTACTGTCCAAGAGAGACAACAACCACCATTAGTTACTGACCAATGATTCGTGTTATAGATGTAAAAATCTCTTTGTGGGTCACCACCAACACCAGTATCAATCAACGTCTGAATGTTTGCCAATCCACTGGCAACAGCCGAATCAATTGTAGTATTTGCAGTTGCTTGTACTCCAGTTATTTCTTGTAGACTTTCGTATACGTGATTGGCCATCAAATCTAACGCTGAGTTAGTATTTTTGGCCATTTGGTTCATTTTACCAAGTGTTAAAATATCCATTATTCTTCTCCCCTCAAGGCTCTCGCCGCGTTGTTTTTGATTTCTTCGGGAGAATCTGGATGTGCTACTGTATGTAGTTCAGCATCCGCGTATTTTTGTGGGATATCCCTCAGTTCTTGTCGATAAGCATCCCAGGCATCTTTCTCTGGCCCATCAGGCAGAAGGTTTTTAACGTCTAGTTGCTCAAGTTCCATATCACGATATGCCCTAATTTCATCCCAAGATTCTGGCATACCAAAGTCTGCTGGTGTCCTCAAGACTAAATCCCACTCTTTTGTATCAAAATTCCAAGTACACTCATATGGGTTCCATACGTGGTCAGGTGGAATCTTATCATTTGCTGGTCGAGAGTAATATACTGTTCCGTCAGCGAGTTTATCTTCTTGTTGAGGAAGTTTATCGTAGTTAGGAGAATCATCTCCTACTGTTTCAGGTTTTGTCCAGATAGCACATATATGAGGATTAGTTGTACAGTCGATTTCAATTCGTTCTGCATCTAGAGGAACAGGTAATGCCCTAATAGCATCTGCCATTTCTTCTTCAGAACCATTCTCCATATCGCCATCATCAGCGTAATTCGTTTTGATTGGATTCTGATTCCATTTGCCTTTCCTATCACCTTCTTTATTGACTTGCACCCAGATAGTGTCTGGCCCTAGATAAGACATACTAGCAGTATTACCGGCAGCCGTACTCTGGGATAGATACTTATCCGGCACTGGATACGTCATTTCAATATTCAATTTAGCCATTTCTAATATATCTCCTAATTATTTTTTTAATAACTTTGTTATGTCTTACGACCAATACGTTACTACGACTGCGCCACCGCCGCCTGCTTTTCCGCAACAGCAACCGCCCGAAGTCATACCACTATATCCGCCTACACCTGGACTCTTTGGAGAACCACCGGAGTGCATCCCGAAAGTACAAGCATCTGGTGAATGAGCATCTCCAGTTCCTAGAGGGCCTGGGGCACCTGAAGCAACTTGCCACAATCCGCCAGCACAATAATGATTTGAGTGAAACCAAGAACTTCTGCCACCCATACCGTAATCTCCACCATATACTGGTGCACAGTTAAAACAAGTATGACAACAAGTGTAACAGTTGAAACTATGACATTGTATTTGCCCTACGTGTCCACCGATTGCACAATAATTTGATAGTCCCGGTCCAGTTACATAACTCGTATGGCCTCTTCCGATTGAACTTCCCGGATAGCAACATCCAGTTCCTGCTGAACATATTTGATAAACGTCTGTACCATCTCCAACGAAATCTCCGTCATCTACGTTTAAGTGTTTAACAACATATCCTCCAGCACCACCAGGAAGTCCTACCATCATACAACAGCAAGCACCCCATCCTGAAGCGCCTCCACCGTACATTTCAAATTTAATTCCTTTAGTGTCTGCGGGTACAGTCCAAGCACATTGATGTCCGTTATAATTAATTGCTTCTTGACCTGTAGCACCTTGACCAGAGTTACAACCAACGTATAGTACACGTTCTGGGCCACTACCTTGTCCACCACCAGCGGCAATCAACTCTGCTACACCGTCTGCGGTAGTCTGAGTGAGTGTTCCGACTTGTGACTCTTGCAAGTCACAAACGTCTTTTAGGGCGGTAAATGTCGCATTGGCTAGATATTCCAAGGTTTGGTCGACATCTTTCGCCATTTGGTTCATTTTACCAAGTGTTAAAATATCCATCGTTTTTTAATCTCCAGTGTTTTCATATTCAATTCTATTTATATTAAATATTTATATTAAGTTTCTAGTAGTATTATACTTCCCAAACATCTTTGAGTGTAATAATACCCCTCATATTCTCAAGGTTGCCATCGTATCTACTAGAAGTGTAAAGTAATGACGCAGGAGTTCCTAGTGTCCAAGATTGAGTTTTGAATGACCAAGAGTCGTTCAGCGTGTGTCCGTTTGGATTCTCGAACTGAATCATAATACCATTCTTGTAGTTAGTACCAGCAGTGTTATTTGCAGAGAATTCAGAATCATTCGTATTGCCCTCTGGTCCAAACAATGCTAAGTCTACATTGACATTATTAATAGATGCGCCTTGCAATAGAACTGGGCCAGCAACAATTATGACAGGAGTCTTATATGCAGTTCCAGGATTAGTGAATTCGATAGATGAAACATTACCATTCAATCCTAATACTACCGTTCCTTCTGCCCCGTAACCAGTTGGTTCTGCGTGTTCATCTACAACAATGACTCGTGTTTCGCCAGGAACATAATCTGCCCAATCTTCGACAATCGTTCCAGCCCCGATACCATTATTAAGAGATACACTTCCTACAAAACCACTTCCGACTGATTTAGTGCTTGAGCCAACTAGGCCACCAGCATCTGAAACTACAATCATCGGTTCGTCATAGTTAGTTCCACGTGTAGTTAATACAATGTCAGTTACTACGTTATTAAGGTCTTGAGTAAGAACTGCGCCTGAACCAGTATCTAATGGGTCATTGATAGTAAACTCAACATCGACATAATTAGAACCCGGTTTAACAACAGTTATTGAAACAATTTCACCAATCGTAATTGGTGCAGTCCAAGTACCTGAACCAGCAACACACGTTGCTTCGTCTGAGAATGCAACATCTGAACAAGAACCTGGTACTGCTTCAGTAGTTAGAACTGGTCGAACAATTGCACCTGAACCATATAGAGTACCAGTCATATTGCCTGTGATATCATACTGCGGAGTTCCCGTAGGGTCCATCACAACGATTTTAGTTTCTGGTGAGTATCCTGTACCACGATTGGCTACACCAACAGAGGCAATAGAACGATTAGTTTCTACAGTTGCGTATGCTCCTTCTCCTGGCCCAGATACATCAACTATGTTCACTATATCAGTAAGTGTATATCCTTGTCCAGGTCTGTCTACAGCAATATTGATAATTGTTCCTGCGGCATCGACTGTAGCAAGTCCTCGAACTCCTCCACCAGTAGGTGAATTGATATCAACAAAAACGCTATTATCACGTACCCAAAGGGTTGCTTTAATGTTTGTGTCATTATCATCATAGAGGTCATACTTATCTGTGATTTCACATTCTTTAGTAATTACGTATGTGAAAACAGCATTCTGAGGTACGTCACCAGAATCAAACATCCCACCTGCGTGAGTAATTGTATGTGCTTGAATATCTAAGTTTGTAAACTCTAGAGTATCTCCAACATTAGCAGAGATAATAGATGGAACAAAAGCGTTGTTCTGAATATCGACACTTACTGTTTTAGCAGTAGTATCCGTATATCCTGTACCAGCGACTGATACTGCGAATCCAGCAATTCCGCCGTCAACTAGTGACATTGAAGTTGCGGCTGCCACAGTAGGAGTTCCACCTGTAATTGCAACACTGTCAGCGACAACATAATCTGCTCCGCCATCTGTAATTGTTACAAAATCTACACTGTCATCTTCTTTAAGAGTAACATATCCAGCCGCAAGTCCACCAGTTGAAGTGGTGAAAGTAAGCGTGATAGTAGGATTAACAATGTGAGTAGTAACTTCCCTTGGATGAACGTGAGCACCGTTTGTTGCAGTGAATTCAAATGATTGATTGAATACGTTCCAAGATACTGTTTGGTCGTGAGTGTGACCCGCATCAACCGTAGTTGATAGAACAGGAGTTCCCGATTTAATAAGATTAACTTCAGTCTGGGTTAGATGAACTGTATGAGTATGTCCATCTCCACCTGGTACTGCGGCAACCGCTACTTCATAGTATCCAGTATATCCTGCACCAGGAGTTTCAACTTTAACTTCTTCTACCATTCCATCTTTCAATGTGAATGAAGAAACCGCTTTAGTTTCTACTGAGCCCGCTACATCAACTGCTCCCTTATCAAATGCTCGTACTGAAGTATTTGCTGACCATTTAGTACCACCGTTTGTGATTACGACATCTGAAACACCATCATCATAAACTGCGTTAAGTATTGCTCCAGTTCCTTGTTTTCCATTTGCATCAACTGTGTATGCGTAAGAATCAATAAATCCAGAGTCATCATTGATGAACACTTTATAAATTAGTCCGTCTGATAATTCTTTTACGTATGATTCGCCTGAAATATTATACTCATAAGAACGTGTAAAATCGTCAAGTAGTGCGACAATTGGGTCAAAATATTCTTCACAAGTAGTAGGAGTATCATAACTTCCACCAGAACCATCGATATCCGATGCGTTGTGCATTGCAGTCACGCCCCAACCAGTCACTGAACTTGTAGCATCGTGACAATAAGATTGGAAAGGCTTGAATAGAACTGTATCGTAATGTTCTGCAAAGTTTCCTGTTACACCATTATTGTAAACAGTATTACCAGTAATGTCTGTAATTTTGACATAATCTCCACTGTCAACTCCACCAAACATAAGTGCGGCATCTGCGCCACGTCTTAGAATAAGTTCTGGGTTGTCTGTGTCTGGGATAGAAGTGTTATTAAGAATAGTTAAGTCTACTGCAGGGTCACCATTAATTTCGTGTCCCGTTGCTCTGAATGTAGTAACTCCACCAACTGTGGTATTCTTGTTAATATCATATGCTTTAATCTTAGTAACTGAGGTAGAACCTGTAGCCGTTTCAATATCAAGTTTTAAGTGATGTTGGAATGGTCGTGGCTCTCCTACAATCTGCATACTTTCACCAAATGATACAATTGCACCAGATGTTGGATTATATGAAATGTGGTGAGTCTTATTAGGACCCTCTTCAGCAAACGTAATATTACCTTCTGCATTGTAGAGATAATCAGTAAATCCGATTTCTCTAGTCATCGTGACTTCAGAAAGTAGAGTATTCGTTTGATGGATAGAATATCCAGAATCGGCTGCGCCAGAAGTATATTGCGATAAGTTCGCAAGCATATCTGCTAGTGCTTGAGCAATAATAGAATCCTGATACGCAACGTGACCAGTATAATCAGTCGTTAATTGCGATAGGCTGTTTGTTAAATTCGTTTCAAGAGTATTAGCGTGATTTGATAGAACATTTCCTGCATCATTGGCCCAAGGGACGAATGTTGCATTGACGAATCCTTGAACCTCATCGTTCATATAGGTTTCTACAGCGTTCATAGCCGTATTTGTTCTAACAACTACCTCATTCTTGAAGGTATTCTGTTGATTTTCTAAAGGAGTTGAGATATTATCATTCAACCAGTTCTTCATTGATGCGGCCATCGCATTCAACTTAGTCGGTATCATAACCGCTGGTGTATTTGTGTATATCTCTACTTCTTCGGTAAACGCCGTGACATCGACACTATCAAATGTAATATCTGGTATGTCATTGAACGGGTCAACCGCAGTAGTTATGCTTGATAGTGTTACGGACATTGTATTTTATCTCCAAAATTGTATTCTTCTGATATATTTATAAGAACTAAATTCATAATCATATCGTATATTATGGAATCACTAGAGAAGATACTTCTCTAAATTGAGTTCCGTCTGCGTTTTCAACTATTACATCATATGTTCCAGAAGCCAGTCCACCTTGGTCATCGACCATTGCCAGATTATTAACATCTGTGAACTGGTAACTTGGACTATTTGCCACTGGTCCTGTACCCGGAGTGCTAGTAAGTTCTACCCACACTACAGTACCATTTCCACCAGATACAAATCCTGCTCCAAGTATAAACCAATTAG